GTGTCATCTTTGCAAGGATTTCACCGCCTACCATCAACAGACCGTTGATTCTATCCCAACGGTTGCCCCACGGTTTTTCCATGTAGAACACTTTGACCTCATGTGTTGTGTCGTTATATCCGAAAAACTGTCCTTTGTCCTTGAGTGTTCCGGTTGCAAGATGCCCGTAATTCTGTGATGCGTCGTTCACATATCCGGATGTCTGACCCTGTCCGAATGCAGTCTGTGAATTGTCTGTCTTTGACATAATCTTGAGCATACAATTCAACAGGTTTCGTTTGCTCCATGAGCCGATATTCCATCCCGCACCGTTTGCCTTTGCTCTTGCAATCTCTGTTGATGCGTTTGTGTTATACATGAGTGCCTGTCCTGCAAGTGAGCGGATGCGTGTTCCATCATACGAACCGCCAAACATCGGGAAATAGAGTTTGTCCGCATGTGAACCGTCCTCTCTGACATATGCGTCGTCGTTGTATGATTCATCGTACTGGACGTTTGAAATAATCATGTACTCATAGTTTCCGACTTCAAACTGTGAGAGCCAAATCTTGCCCTTGTCACCGCTGCCATCGAATACACTCATTGCATTTCCTCCGTATGCCGTGTTTGAGACATCGGATGCCGTTTTTCCGTCTGCTTTCTTTGTGTGGTCGTTCGGGTCGAGTTTATAATCTTCTGTACCGTCATATTTGACCATTGCCGGATAATTGTTCTTTACAAAAAAGACGTTTCCCCAGTCTCCAAAATCGAACCGTCCGGCAGAATAATTCATCGCAGCGGGTGTCATTCCCACCGCATCGAAAAGATATGTGCATCGTGTCGCCGGATTGCTGTCATTTTTATTGATTTTCAGTCCATAACGCTTTACTCCCTTTACTCTTACATCCTCCCCGACTGCTGCCAGTATTGCGTTTGTATTCGCATAGGTTCGGTCGAGTGTTTCTTTGTCTGCTACTTTTACAATTACGTCTCCGCTTGCCATGTGTTAAGCCTCCCTTACAACAATATTTTCGTCGGTCATTCCAATCTCACACGCTTTCCCTGTGACAGAATCAATCACGACATTCATTCCGGCAGCTATGCCGTCACACGCCTTTGCTGCCTGTTCTGCTTTACTCGCTGCTGATTCCGCTTTCTTGACCGCTGCATCCACTTTCGCCTCTGCCTCTGTCTGTGATTCTGCATCCCTTACCTGTGACGCTAAAATATAGCCATATCCCGCCAGTCTGTAATATTCTTTGCCTTTTTTCGATGTCACCTTTGTCGTTTCGACCGTGACCTCCTCGCCATAAGATACCGAACCGCACACTCTCCCGCTTTCATCGGGTTCACTTCTGATTCTCAACACGCCTTTTGAAATCGGTGTTACTTTCTTGTAAGTCATGCTCAAGCCTCCCTTATCGTCAAAATCCCGTCCTCAATCGAGAGAACGCAGGTCTTTTTTGTTACTGTGTCAACCATAGTGTTGAGACCGTCCACAATGCCCTCACACGCCTTTGCTCCTGCGGTTGCGGATGCTGCTGCATCGCTTGCCGTCTTTGCTGCACTGTTTGCACTGTTGGTCGCCTCCGTCATGTTCTTGCTGAAATTGTTCACGGTGTTCATGTACCCCTGTGTCAATTCCAGTATTTCCTCATAACGTGCATTATTGACGATAATCGGCAAATCAAAGAATTTGTTTTTACCATCTCCCTGTCTGACTAAATAATGACCGGATGTGTCAATTTCAACTCCAACCTCTCTTTCCTTGAGAATCAGTGTGTCCTCAACCGCTTTCCAGTCTGCCGTTGTTCCGGTGCATGGTCTGATTGCTGCCATCTGTTCAACCTCCTTTGCCCCGTGATTATGGAATATATCACACAATCACGTTTTTGTGTTCGTTTCGCCGTCTGTTTCCAGTATCGTGGAATTATACTGCTAATTGTCGGGAGGTCGGCGTTCCTCCGTCGAAATCAACGCCCTCATTTGCCCGTCTGACCTGTGGTGTTGCTCCATCAATGAAAATCGGTGTCACGGTTCGCAGGTATGGTGTTTCACCGTCACAATCAAGATACATGCTCGAATATAAAGCCTCGGCACGGTTGAAATAGTCCTGCACACTCTCAAGGATTTTCTCTGCGGATGCAAGCAGGGAATTTTGAATCGTGTCATCAATATCCTTTTTGTCCTGTTCAACCTGTTTCTTTGTCTCCTCGACTGCCGACTGCATCTGTGACACTTCCTGTCGAATCTGCGTCGCCGTGTTCAAAGTCGCCTCAAGCTGCTCTTGATTCTGTAACGCATCCTCTGCCCTGTCTGTGACCTCTTCGCAGTCCTTTGTCGCCTGTTTGGTCGCTGCGGTCGCATCCTCGGCGTTTTTGACTGCCTGTGATGTGTCCTGCTGCCTCTGTTTCTCCTGTTGGATGCGGGTGTTCTCATTTTCCTGTCGGCTCTTTTCCGCTGCTGCTCTTTCACTCTCTGCCTTTACCCTTGCATTTTCTGCCGTCACCCTTGCCGATTCTGCTTTCTTGACTGCTGCATCCGTGTTCTCAATGGTCTTAATATGCCCCTTGATTCTGTTCTCAAGGTCTGTGAACTCATTTGATGACAGGATTGCATTTTCATCCCTCTGTGACTTCTCAATCTCCATCGTGAACGATGCAGATGTGATAATCTGTGAATCATCACTTGTCCGGATTTCAATGTCACAATATGCCGTTCCGGAGGCTGCAAGTGCTTGATTTGTCAGTTCGACCGTCACATCCGAACCGGAATATGTGCATGTGTTGTACACATGTTTCCCGTCCGGCTTTGCAATATTGATGACCGCTCTCGAACCTGTCGGAATTGTGTACGGTTCACCGTTATTGAGTAGTTTTGCAACGATGAATCGTGTTGCCTTGTCTCCCTGCTTTGCAGATACTAAATATCTTTTTGTGTCTCCGGACATCTCAAGATTGATGTTCGTCGTCAATTTCGTCAACGCTGCCATGCTCTCACCTCCTCTCGGCGTTTACTGCTTATTCTTCCGGATTCTCCGGATGTTCCTCCTCCGTCTATTCTTCCGGTTCGGTTCTCAAGGTTCTCTTTGCTGCTTTTTTCGCCTTTTCAAGTTCCTCGTCTTTTTCTGCCATCATTGCATTTGTTGAGTTTATGAGTTCAATCTTTGCCTCACTCCTCACCTCTGCCAGTACAGAGGAAAGAACGCCGTCCATGATGCAGGGAGGCAACGCATGTTTTGTCTGTATTGTCTCCATAGCGTTGAGGATTTCTCCCTTTGCACATTCGATTCTTACTGCGATAGGTGTATTCACGATTATTCCTCCTTTGCTGCCTGTGCTGCAAGTAACATGTCAAGTTTCTTGTCGATGCTCTGCAAGAGTTCCGTGTTTGTTTCCTCTGCGGTTTCTCTTGTCACAACCTCTGCCGTCTCGTTTGGTCTTGATGTGCTTTCCGCATCATCCGGAAACTTGAACTCCGGCTCTGCTGCCTGTTTGATTTCCTCTGTTTGAATATTTTCGTCATTCATCTGCATTGTTTTTCCTCCTGTTTTATCCGTTACTCCATGCACCCGAAATCAAAATCCCATTCTTGAATGTCAATGTTGCTGTTGACCATTTTGACAATGTTCCATCGCTGCTCACTGCTAAAGGTTGCTTGAATGTCAATGTTCCATTGATTGCCCCATCTTCAAAACTCACGTTTCTCAATTTATAATAGTGCATGTTAATGTCTGCCCCTGCATGAAGCATATTCGCCTCACAATTGTTGCACTGTTGTGTGCAGTACGCCCATTTCATCATGTATGAACTGCCGTTTGCACTTTCCTTGTTCGCCCATGACATATATGCTGTGTCATATTCTATATCAAACACAAGTCCTCTCTGACTGTCATTCCCTATCATGGTGTTTGTTCCGATTTTTCCGACATATTTTCCGTCACGATAGAAATGTTCACCGTTGTAATCGAACCGTGTTCTTTTTGTGTTGTCTGTGATAGTTCCTGTGTACATCGTGATTCCTGTCGAATCAAACTGCATGTACGAACTGCCTTTGTTGAATGCAATTCGGACATTGTATGCGTTCTGTGTGATTAGTGTTCCGAAATCATCGCTGTTCACTTTTTTGTTGACCTCGGAGGTTATTTCCTCCGCAGTCACTTGAATCTTTGCATCCGCATACAATGAATACAATCCTAATACCTCAATATCTGTGATATACACGGGTGCGTTCTGTGTGTATGCGTAAATGTAAATATATTTCGTTCCCTCTGATACCGTGATTTCACGTTCAATCGTCGTGAACTCTTTGCTCTTTAGCATTCCGGAGGATGTCGTTGAATAACTTCCCAACGCCCCCACCTGCACCCTTGCCGTGCTTTCGTACCCTGCTGCTGTTGCTGCCTTATATCTCACACGATATGTTCCCGCAGGTATTTTCCCTAAATTCTGCCGTATATAGGAACTGCTTGAGGATGTTTTCAGTATTTTTGCAACCGTACCCAAACCGGACACATCCATCACGGAGTTGTTTGTCTCATTACTGTTGTACCAATTATCATCAAGTCCGTTTGAAAAATCTCCATTCACAACATAGTTGTGCATTGAGTTTTCCTCAACATGTTTTACCTCTTGAGAAATCTCCTCTTTTGTGGCTTTTATCAAGGAATCCATCTGCACGGATGTATAATAATTTTTCAGAGTGTAGGCAACACCCGCCTCGACTGCCTTTTTCGATGCCGTGATTTTGGTTTCAATCTCCTCCGTGGTCGAATAGTTCTCAAGGACTTTCTTTGTTGCCCTGTTGGAGATTGAGATTGCCTCCTCGGTCGCTGCTGCTGTCTCCTCTTTCTGAATCTCTGCAAATGTCTTTCTCGCATTTGAAATCTCAACCGTATTCTTTTCCGGTGTCTCCGGATATTCCGTGATTTTGACAATCCTCTGTTTTTCTTTTGTTCTGGTTTTCTTTGACACAAGTGTGACCGTGTCTCCGATTCCGTATGAAAGAATGTCTTTGTATTTTTCTGACGCTTTCGCAAGGTCGACCACCTCCGCAGTATACGCCTTGTATGGTCGTGACATTTCCTCAATCTTTGCCGTCGCATCCTCAATCAGACTTGTGGTGTTGGTGTATCTCTCATCTTTCCACACATACGCCTTGATTTTGGAACTATACTGAAAATTGTCGATGTAATCTTTTCCGGTCAACCATTCCGGCGTGATGCCGTCCTTGCCTATCGGATAGATTCTTGTATAAAAATCATAGGTGTCGGATTTCAAAGATATTTTCCGGAGGTTCAATCCCTCCATGAAATAACACCCTCTGTCACTTCCTATCCTGTCATAGATGTCGATTGTCTTTGTCAGTGAGTGAATGATGCACTCACAACGGTATGTCGTGAGGCACTTTTGCAGGACATCCCATGCCGTGACGCTCTCCTGCTCGTCAATGGTTCTTTTCTTTGTGACTGTGCATGTTCCGACATGCCACCCCGTACCCTCGAACGCAAACTCAAGACACGCTTTGATTGTCTGTTCATCCGATTCAAACCCATATGGGAACGCCGTTCCCTCCAATTCCTCCACATTGAGGACGGCGGTGTATTTGTTGAACTGTTCCCCTTTTTCGACTGCTTTGAGAACAAATTCGTCCGTTTTAGTGCGTATATAATATTCTTCTTTGAGCAGGTCAACCAACGCTCCCGATGCAGGATAGTCAAACGTCAATTCCTTATCTCCGGAATCCAGTGTCGTGGTGATTGCCCTATCCTTGAATCCGGACAGTGTTCCGATTCTTTTCTTTTTATCATCAAAAATCTGCAACGCTCTCACCTCCTAAATCCACATCGGAGTGTATCTGACCGTCACTCTTGCCTTTGTGTTGGAGAATGTGAGTGCCGTTTCTCCCGCCTTTAATACCGGAAATTCCCACAAATCCACCTTGTCAAATGCGTTCGCCCCGTCTATCGTCACAAGTCCGGTTTTTGCATCTATCACAACCGTTTTTCCTGCTGTAAGGCTCTCAACAATGATGTCCTCTCCCAGTCCGGTGATTGTGTAATTCGTCAAGGTGCTTTTTGCATATACCTCCATAACGCACGGAGTGTCTCTTGTACCCACTTTATAGAACGATGCGGAGGTTTTCCCGTCGAATGTGATTGAGAGGTCGTCATCGACGAAAAAGCCGTCAAATTCCACGTTTACGACGTACCTCTGTTTCACATTCTTTTTCTCATAGTCATTTGATGTGATGAACCCGATATATGTTCCTTTGTAGCCGTCAAGTTCCAACCTGCACGGCTTTGTGAAATTCATCATAAATTCTGACGCAGAACGGATGATGCTGTTCCTGTCCTTGCCCTTGAAATAGATTGACAGTTTCAAATGACCCATCTGAACATCTGTCTCAAGTTCTGTCGGGAGTGTTGCTCCCGACAACCATTCATAATTATTCATGATTGAGGGAGGCTGCACATCGGCGGTCAACTGTTTTGCGTTGTACACTCTGATGTCTGTTCCGTTTATCTTCATCGCCTTGTTTTACCTCCCTTTCCTTTTGTCTGTGACCATCTGTGCATCAACTCTCGACACGGTTCTACTTGCAACCTCGTCTCCGTCGATGTATGTGTGATTCGTCACATACACAATATTTGATTTTTGAACCGCATCCAGTTTCTTATCAAGGATGTTGTTCAATTTGTTGTAAAATTCCGCAAGTGGCAATATTGCCTCGTCACCTGCCTCGCCCCCTACCATGAGACTGTTGCCGTTGATTCCGAACACGGTCGGATTTGTCATGATACCGCCGGATTTATACCACTGAATCGAGAATGATGGGAGCGAACCCTTTCCTCCGATTCCGTATGGTGCTTTCCCTCCGCTCACGCTAATATGAGGCAGGTTCAAGTGTGGCAATGACCATTTGAAATTGAACGCCGATTTGATTCTTGACAATGCACCTGTCACCGCTCCGTGTGCGGATTCCATCTTTGAGGAGAATGATGATTTGATGTTCTCCATCGCAGACGATGCGGTCGATTTCGCACTCGCTAATTTGCTTGAGAACGCTGATTTGATGCTGTCGAGTTTTCCACCTGTCAGAGTGTTCGCCGTACCCATGAGAGAGTTCATTGTGTCTTTTATGCCCGTAAACGTAGCAGACACAATTCCCTTGATTCCCCCGCCTTTTTCACTGTATGCGGATTTCATGTGGTCGAGTTTTGTTGACACATTGGACTTTGCTGTCTCCATGAGGGAGGTCGCTTTGTCCTTTATGTTCGTGAAATCCGTCGACCATTTCGTTTTTATCTCCGAAACCTTTGAGGAAAATCCGGATTTGATTTCCGTCAATTTATTCGATGCATTGTTTTTCCATTCCGTCATTTTTGTGGTGACGGTGGTTTTCATGTTCTCCCAACCTGTTGAAACATTTGACTTGATGTCTGAAACCTTTGTTGAGAAATTCGTCTTTATTTCATTCAGTTTGTTTGATGCGTTGGTTTTCCATTCCGTCATTTTTGTGGTGACGGTGGTTTTCATATTCTCCCAACCATCGGAAACCTTTGTTTTGATTTCTGATGTCTTTTCAGAGAATTTCGATTTGATTTCAGAGAGTTTTCCTCCGGATAAATTATCAACGAATGTGAATCCTGCTGAATAATATCCTTTGATTCCCTCCCATCCGGCAGCAACAACGCCCTTGATACCGCCTCCGTTTTCTTCATAGGCGGTTTTCATGTTCCCCAGTTTTTCCTTTGCCGTTTCGGTCGCTGCCGACATGACATTGTGAACCGTGTCCTTTACGCCGTTGAATACTTTTGAGGCTGCTTGTCCTATGGTGCTGTTTTTTATGCTGTCACCGATTTCCTTGACCTTATTCGTAACCGCCTCTTTCGCTTTCGTAAACGCTCCTGTGATGGTCTCTTTGATTGCATTGAATTTTTCCTTTATATGCGACCACAATTTTGTCACAGCTTCTTTTGCCTTATCCCAATTTTTTATCAATAGGACTATTCCCGCAATAATTGCCGTGATAATTGCAACCACTCCGACAGTTTGCAGCACTTTCAATGCTACTCCAAACGCCGTCGTTGCGACTGTTGCTGCTGTTGTTGCTGTTGTGTGTGCTGTTGTTGCGACCGTTCCGGCTGCTGTGGCTGCGGTCGATGCCGTATCTGCTGCGGTTGTCGCTGCCGTGGCTGCTGTCTTTGCCGTAATCTTTGCGATTATCTTTGCAGCTCCGGACACAAATTTCTGTCCGGTCGTTACCGTGTCAGAGATTCCCTTTGCCACTTTTCCGAATCCGATTGACAACGGACCGATAGCAGCAACCACGAGACCGACTTTGAGGATTGTTTCTTGCTGTGCCGGAGAAAGCGACGTGAACCACTTTGTCAACTCTTGAATCTTTCCGGTCAGTTTCTCAATCATAGGTGCTGCGGATGTCTGTGCTGTGGATGCTAGTGTCGACAATGCCAGTTTTGCGTTGTTCATCGCAACTTTTGCATTATCAATCGGGTCGAGAGTTCCGTTGTAGGTGTCCTCGACCGTCGTTCCGTATTCCTCCATTGATGACGACAGACTGGTGAGGTCGATTCGATTCTCACGAATCGCCTTTGTCATTTCTGCTGCACCTTTCTTTCCAAACAGTTCCGTTGCAATCTGCATCGCCTCGGTCTCTGTTTTTGCGTTCTTGATGCTGCCGATGGTCTCTGACAACGCCTCGTCCATTGATTTCCCCTCTGATGTGGCGTTCTGTAATGCCTTTTTAAGACCTGCCATCGCTTGAGTGGAATCAACACCGTTTGCATCGAATTGAGCCATCAAATTGATTGCTTGAGGCAATGACAGACCCATTTCTTTGAATGCTGCGTTGTTGTCAAGTACATTTGATTCAAGCGTATCAACGGAGATTCCGGTTTCCTGTGCCTTTGCCGTGAGCAATCCTAACAGGTTTCCCGTTTGTGATGCATCGACGTTCCACGCTTTCATGATTTTGTCAACTTGGTCAACTGACTGTGTGACATTTGTTCCGTTGATTGATGCGAACTGTATGAACTGTTTCGATGTCTTTTCAAGTTCCGTTCCCGTTGTATGGAATCTTGTATTGACTTCTCCGATTGCCTCGCCTACCGTCGACATATCCTCCGGCATTGTGCCGAAAACATTATCCGCAGACTTTGTCAATCCCTCAAGTGCCTCTCCGGTTGCTCCGGTCTTTGTCACTATGGTGTCATAACCTTCGTCGAGTTCCGTGAATGCTTTGATTGATGCTGCACCAATACCCGCAATTCCGGCAGAGACAACTGACATTTTCTTTCTGAAACTTTCCATCTTTGTTCCCGCTGTATCGCAAGCGGTCGCAAATTTTTCAAGTTTATTATCTTTTAACTGGTCATTAACATTTTTCAGTTCTGCCTCCATGTTCATGAGGGCAGTCTTTGACTTTTCCGTCTTTACCGTCTGATTTGCAAGTGCGGTCTCTGTCTTTCCGATTGCTGTCTCATTTGCGGTGAACTCTTTCTCTAACTTGTCGAGTTCATCCTTGAGTGCTTTTGACTGCTCGGAGTTCTTTCCGGTCTCTGCCGTTGATTTCTCATAAGCCTCTTTCGCAGCATCAATCTTTGTTTTGAGTTCCTCCTGCTTTGTCTTTTGGTCTGACAGTTTCTTTGTCAACTTCTCCTGCTGCTCACTGTTCAACTGCACGATGTTCTTTTGCACCGTGATTTTTTGAGTGAGCGATTCGGCTTTTGCCTTGAGGCTGTCTGTTTCTGACCCGAACAACTTTGCTTTCGTCGCTGCCGTCGTATATTCCGCAGACAAGACTTTCATCTGCGATGCTGCCGATTTCATTTGTGATTGATAACTGCTCGAATCTGCCGATATTTTGACGCTTGTATAAGCCATTCGGTCGCCTCCTCTCTTACTGATTTTCGTTGATTGTATCTAATTCAAATTTTAAGTAGTCCAACAACGTGACAATGTTCTCTTTCATGCATTGACTGTATGAGTTTTTCAATAGCCGAATCGCAATTTTCACAACACGGTCAACAATTTCCCCGCAGACTTTCCATTGATTTTCCTCCGGTTGTTCATCCTCGTCCTCATATCCGTTTTCACGGTCATAGTCATCGAATGCGGATGCCTCTTTTTCTACCTGTTCAACCTCGACAATGCTCAACATCTTCTCTGCAACAATGTTCTGCATGATGAAATGAACCGTCTTGATTGCCGTCAGAAATTCAACTGCATCAATCTCCCCAACTGCTGCAAGCGACAATTCATTCCCGAACATCTCCTGCATTATCTTTTTGTTAAAAAACATCACTCCGGAGAATTTCTCCGTGTCATTCTTTTCCATGAGACTGATGTATTTTTTATACTGTTCTACCGTTACGGAATTGATGAAAAGTCTCTCACCTCTGCAAGTGACCTCGATTTCCGGTATCACTTGCCACTCTGAAAATTTTTCTCTATCTTCTCCATACGTTTGGTGAGGTCGTCGGCGATTCCCATGTCTATGAACTGGAACTCAAGAATCAAACCTGCTGCATCAAGTCCGGTCTCCGGATTCTTTAATTCCTCAACGGTGAACTGGTCTCCGTATGCTTTGCAGATAAAAAGACCCATCGCCTCAATGTCCTGCTTTGAATATCTCTGTTTTGCGTCGATAACCTCTGCAAGTTCGAGATATTCCGTGTATGTGTCGATTGACATTTTCGGCATTGTAAACTCTTTGTTATTGACTATAATTTTTCTTTTCATGATTTATCCTCCTGTTATATATCCTCTTATTAGCCTAAACCGCCGTTTTTCTCCTGCACTTTGCTGAACCAATTCTTGATTGCCTCTGCTGCCTTTGTATCTTCTGTTACAAGGTTTGATTCATCAACAGAAATCTCATATGCATTGTCAAGACTTCTCTCATAGAATGAACCCTTGACGCTCTTTGTTGTCGGAGACAGTTTTCCCTCTTTTGTGCTTGCCTCCTCGCTGATTCCCTCTGCAAACTTTCCGGCATACAACCACTTGAAATCATACTTTCCGTTGAGTTTTCTTTCTCTCCATCCGACAGCGACCTCCGGTGCTTTGTCGTCTGCCGTCTTTACGAGGAAACCATTCTCATACAACTGACCGAAAAGAATCTGTCTGTCCTGTGGTGCAAGGGCGTTGACCTCAAGTTCGATTTCAGTTCCCTCATATGAATTGATGACCTCCTCTGTTCCGTCGTCAGAGTAGATTTTCTCCGAACTCCATTTTTCATCAACTTTTGCCTTGATTGCTCTTGCCAGTTTTACGGGTGTACCTGCTACATACCCCGTTGCATCATTCTGTGTGAGTTTTGCGATGTAAAAATCTCTACAACCGCATGTTCTGCTTCTGACAATCTTCTGTTCTGTCTCGCTAACCTGTGTTACTGTTTCGCTCATGTCTATTCCTCCATTTCATAAAACTTTGAAAACCTTTGTGCTTTCATATAGATTCCGTCCTCCGGCTTGGAATCGTCTCCATTCCTGCCCTCAAACGAAAAATCATTTTCTTTCATGATTGACTTGATTTCCCTTGCCAGTTCAACCTCGTCACTTTCCGAAAATATAGTGACCTGCACTGACAGCGTCACTCCCTCTGCATCGTCGTCCGAAAAATTCTCGTCATTTTCTCCCAAATCCCACAATGTCACATGTCTGTCATGGATGTCTTTGTCATACCATCCTTGCATCACAGTGATTCCTCTGTCTGATATAGGTCTCAATGCGTCGGATGCATCTTTGATGATGTCCGGACTGCTGCTCATGCTCTCACCTCATTTCAATGTGTTGTCTAAATAGGATTGATATTCTTGTTCTGCGATTTTTTGCAGTTCCGCATCTGCCTCACGCCCTGTTGCGTAAATAAATTCTTGAGGCGGTTGATAGATAGTTCCCCAGTTTATGAATTTCACATAAAAGTGTTCGCTATTGTCCGACTTTTCCCATCCGACATCTGCTGTTGCTCCTGTGTCTTTCATTTTGACTGCTCCCATCGGTATGCTGTCCGCTGCATGTGATGTCACGGATGACTTTGAACCGAAACCTCTGCCGGATAATTTGATGTCTGCCGATTTCGGAATTTTGCCGGACATGATGTTTTTCACAACTGGTTCGCTTTGCTTTACAATCTTTTGATTGACCTCTTTTATGTCCTCGTCGCTTGCTGCGTCCTCAAATGCTTTCATGAGTTCTTTCAAACCTTGAAATTCCATTTCGATTTTCACTGCATCACCTCCGGTGTCAGATTATGACACTATGCTCCCGCTCTACATTTCAACTGATATTTCCTGTCGTCTGTGAACATCGGACACGCATCATATATCTTGAACTCAACGCCTTTATATACTGCGTAGAACTCTTTCAGATTCAATCTGATTTCCTCCATCTTGTCGCAGGCTCTCGTTTCAAACATGATTGTGTTCTCAAGACCTATCTGCAACGCATTGTATTTTTCATTTGTTCCCAAACTCTTGACATCACACCAACATGAGAAAAACTCCTTTTCCTCCTGCTGTCGTCTACCGTCAACAACACTTGTTGTCTTGCGAATTATCTTGATTCTGCCTGTCATTCTGCTGCACCTCCGTATATTTCTTTCAATAGCATGGAGGAAACGGCAGCGGATAGCGTTTTCGTGTCGCTCCGGTACTTGTCACGGTTGTCGTACAGTTCTTTCACAGACATAAATGCAAGCAGTTTTTGACGGCTTGTGAGGTTGTTCCGGTCGAAATTCGGAATCAGTTCCGTCATTTCATCCAGTGTCGTGTCAAGCATCAATTCAAGGATTTCGATGTCGTCATCATAGTCGATGTGACAATATGTCTTGCATGTAGCAATCAGACCGCCTCTGTACTTCTCTTTTTCTTCATCCGTCATGTTCTCACCTGCTTTCAATAGCAGGACGGATTCACCGCCCTGCTGCCATATTACCCGTTGATAACTTCTGTAATCTGACCCTTGATGACTGCTCCCTTGTCAACAGGCTGCACATCGAATCGGTCACGCACCTTGATTCCGGTCATGTCCTTATCCCATAAACCCGCACCTTTGTCATTGAGGTCGATTGTGAGGACATTTCTGTCAAAGAGTGTGACTGCCTCTTTTAAGTCACCGCAGAAAATAGGATGCTTGTACCCGTCGATTGTGTGACCATCGGTGTTCATAATCTTCTCGGATGCAAGAGTTTTCTTTGATAATTTGATGATAGGATATTCACCGAAAAGCATCTTTCCCTTTGTCTGCTGTGTCGGGTCTTTCTGTAAAATATAGTTGCCGTCTTTATCCTTTAACTTGTCAAGGTAGTTGAAACCGCTCTGATTTGTGATAACAACTGCATTGTCAGCGATTGCAGGGTCTAACTGCTCGTTGAAAATGTCCTTGAGGCTGTCAAGGTTCTCGACTGTGACCTCTTTCCCTTTTGTCATCTCATTGAGTACCTTGAGAATCATTGCGTTACGGGTTGCCTTTGTTTTCTTGGCAATCCATTTGTTGATGTATGCCATGATGTTGGATGCTGTGTCCTCAAGTAACTCTGCTGTCATCTTGAGGATTCCACCCTTTTTCTTTACCTTGTACTCAATCGGTAAAAATTCCGGTTCGTCCATCTCCGGAAAATCCGCAGCCTCGTCAACATTGTCAAATGGTGTTGATTCTGCATCAACCTCAATGTTTCGTGTTCCTGTCTTAGTTGTTACGCCCTCGACATTGACATACTGTTCAAGGTTGTCGGATGAACGACGCAACTCGATGATGTCTGTTCTGATGTCCTCCGGAATTGTCACGCCGATTCCGACCTCTCCCTCACTTCCTGCGGTTGTGTCGGATGTGAGTGCATCCTTGTACACCTTGATGTCTGCCTCGTCTGCCTCTTTGTGCAGGAATCCGGCTTTGACAATGTTGACAAATGATTTCACGATGTTCTTTTTGTCCGGCTTGACATCCCCGCCGACCTGCTTTGCAGTTCCATCCTTGACCTTGTTCTCGATGCTGTCCTGCTCGTCCTCGTCCAAATCATAGAGGAGGTCGAATCTGTTCTGTAATTCTACGAGTTCCCCCTTTGCTGCTCTTGCCTTGTCGAGTTTTCCATCGTTCACAAGGCTCTTGACTTCATTTTTCTTGTCGTTAATCTGCTTTAATAACTTCTGTAATTCCTTATTCATGACTTTCTGTCCTCCATTTCTTACATACCATAAAGGTATAAATCATCAAGAATCTGCTGCTTTTCTGCCTCGATTCTCTGTTTCTCTGCCTCTGCTGCTGCATTGTTCCGGTTTTCCAATTCCGCAATTACCGCATCGACAATGTCCTTTGTGTCGATTCCCTTGAGTGCCTCCGGAATATTGTTGTATTTCTCGAAAAAGTCAGATGCACACGCTGCAACTGCTGCCTTTTCCTCGATTTCAACATTGAAATACTGTTGCATCTTCTTACTGTCGAACCATGTCTCATTACTCATGAGAGATTGAATTTTGTCTCTTGTGACACCCTCCTGCACATGTTCCATGTAGACATCAAGAATTGAATCCTCGCAGAGATTCAACTGCTTTATGACTGCCTTGAAATCGTCTGCGTTTCCGTATGCCATGCATAACGGTTTGTGAATCATCGCTTGAGCACCTGTTGCGAAATGCAGTTCGTCACATGCAAACATGATGACTGATGCAATGGATGCAGCCATTCCGTCAACATATCCGACTTTGTGTCCGTCATATCGCTTTAACTGGTTGTAGATTGCCAGTCCTGCAAATACATCTCCACCGCCGGAATTGAAATAGATGTCAATGTCCTCATATCCATCTAACTGGTTGAGGAAATCTGCGATGTCCTGCGGACATCTGTCCTCCTCATACCGCATAGATTCCCATGTCGCTGATACAATGTCACCGTAGAAATACAAGGAACATCTGCTCTGCTCCTCGTCCTGCTCTAAATCCAAATAGCCGACATTCTCAACTTTTCCGCTGCGTTTATTTTTCTTTGTAAAATCAAAACGTCTCTTTGGCATGATTATTCACCTCCCTCCTGTTCATCCTCGTCCTCTGCCTCGTCGGTTTCGTCCGGTTCTGTTGCTGTGTCCGGCTGCTCTGCGTCCGGCTCTGTCTTTTCTTCCGGTTGCTCCGGTTCTTCGGTTTCATCCGGTTCGGATGCACCTTTCAAATATGCTGCTCCCGCCATAGTCAACGGAACGATGCTGCCATTCGCAAGCAGGACATCGCCTCCCTCCGCATCTTCCATGTCGAGTTTACGTCTTGCCTCATTCGGTTTGATAATCATTCCCCCGACACCGTTTCTCAAATATTCCATCTGTGTTTTTGAATCGGTGCGGAACAATACCTTTTCGTTGAATTTGTAATAATATCCGTCGTCTGTATCTTCATCCAGCAGCATCTTGAAATTGATTTCCTCCTCATACTGCTTGATGATGAACAGTTCTGTGTCGACGTAGAACGATAACTGCTGCATCTCGCTGTTACTGTATGACGACTTTGAATAGTCGTTGATTTGATTCGGTTTTACTCCGAACGCTCCGGCGATTTGCAGGGCATTATATTTTTTCAGTTCAAAGAACTGTGAATCTGTCAGTTTGATGTCGAGAGGTGTGAGTTTCATTCCTAACGGAACGGGCAGGATTTTTCCTGTATTCTTTGCCCCGCTGCCGAACTCCTCAAACGACTTGACGAGTGCTGTTTTCGCTTTTTCGTTCAGTTCTCCGGTATATTCAAGAGTTGCCTTTGCTGTCAGACCACTCTCATATAAGTTGTTCATGAACGCCTGTGATTCGGATGCACCTGCAACCGTGTCTCTCAATATCTGCTGCACTGGTAGTCCTGTGATTCCGTCAAAACTGAATGATGTTTTGAAGTGCATGACCTCGTCTGTGCTGAACACATATTGACGGCCGGATGTCGGGTCTGTGTAGACGTACCACAAACGCCCCACTCCTGCGAATATTCCCGCATCGTCAACGACTATCTGCACACAATTTGACTGCATGACCCACAAATCAACGATTTTGATTTCACCGCCGTATTTCTTACGGTCAAACTTCTTTCTCATGTACACATAGGCGTTTCCGTAATGGTTGCGGTTGATTTCAACCGTGTTCCAAAATGTCGTTGGTGTCATGAACGGATTCGGTCTTTTTGAGAGCAGCTTTGATGTGTCCGTCGCCTCTGCCTCAATGATTCCCTTGTCCGTTTTCTGATAATATTTGATAGGCATTTTCGCAAGGGTCTCCGACAGCATCTTGAGGCATGTGAAATATGTGACCTCTGATGTCGGTTTCCCTTTTCTTTTCAGTCCTATTCGCTCAAGGAACGACGGTGAGTTCAATGTCATTTTCCCTCCGTCGTTCTGTGGTTCGCCTCTCCACCAATTTGAAATTTTTACTCCCAATCTCTGAAACGGATTCATTTATTTCTCACCGCCTTTCTTCATGTATTTTTCATATTGCTCAAGCCATTCATTGACAGTTTCATTCACATCCGGACGGTATTCCTCTTTCATTGCGTGTTTCCATGCGTCGATGATAGCGTCAATCGGGTCGATTCGTTCTGTCGTAATGTCTTTGTCAATCTTTATTTCACCGTAATTGTTTGAAATGGTCTTTGCATTCGCAATCGACCAAACAAGCAGGCTGTCAACCGGAACAACTATCTTGTTGCCCTCTTTTCCGACTTCCATTCCCTCAATCTCCACATTGCCCGCAAGAATCTCAAGTCTGAAATCAACGGTCGCATCGTTCAATTCTTTTGCTGTCTGTGTGACAGAGATTGAATCGAATCCCATCGCCTCAAGGTCTGACAGGAACGCCGATGCGTTGTGCGGGTCGTAACAAATCAACTGCGGTTTGAGGTTGTATTCCCTCACTAAATCCTCAAGGTATCTGATGATGTATTTGTAATCTGTCTTGATTCCTCCCAGTGTTTCCGTTACCGTCACAAGACCTTTTTCAATCCATACGTCGTATGGTACTTTGTCAGTCTTGATGTGTTCATCCACCCTTGAGGACGGGATGAACGAATGTGTGTGGACAAAATATTTTTTCGTGTCCTCCACCATGAACGGAATCACGATTGCGATTGATGTCAAGTCTCCTCCGGATGACAAGTCAACGCCAACATAGCACTTTGACCCTCTGAAATCCTTGAGTGATTTCAAAACTGCACATGCTTTCCATGATGCAATGTCCTTGATATACAGCGAATTTGACCACTGCATCCACATATTCAACTGCTTTACGAGGAAATCTCTCAAGTCCTCCCCGCCCATATCACGGGCAGTGTGTGCAATCGGAATGAGGTTCTCAAGTGCGTCTCGGTCAAACTCAAGAATCGGGTTCGCTTTTATCCAGTTTTCCGGCGTGTACCTGTCGTCGTGTTCGTCCATCTGTGCGATATACACAAATTGACTGTCATTCTCGAAAACGCCCTTGAGTAGATTGCAGCAATACTCATATAACTTGTAGCACGGCGACTTGAGGTCGAATCCTGCTGTTGTAATAACCGAAATCAACGCCGACTTGAGTTTCTTGATACCACCCTCAAGCAGTTTGTACATCTGGTTTGTTTTGTGGGCGTGGTACTCGTCGACGATTCCCAAATATGCACGGTGTCCGTCGAGTGACTTTGTATCTCCGGACAATGCTTTGATTTCCGAATGCGTCAGCAGACAGTCAATCGTGTGGTTGTGGTCGTGAACCTTGAACCACTCTGACAAATCCTCGTCGGAATTGATAAATTTTGCGACCTCGTCAAAAACAATGTTTGCTTGGTCTTGCTTTGTCGCCGTACAAAATATTTTTCCGTATTTGTACCCGTCGAAATTGCCGTAATAACACGCCAAAATACCATTGATGAACGATTTTCCGTTCTGTCGTCCTAATTGCACATAAGATGTTCTGAATCGTCTGTATGACTTTTCCTTTGTTCTCCATCCATTGAGTGACCCTAAAATGAAACACTGGAACGGATATGCCGTCACATGCTCATTTTCCTCACCCTCTGCAATGGTCAATTCCTCTGCGAAATTGATGATTTCCTCCGACTTTTCAACGTCGAAATAGTATTTGTATGGTGCTGCTTTCGATTTTTCGATGTCGTCAAGATGTCTCTGACATGCAAGACGGACATATTCTCCGGCTGTTATCTTGCCCGATACAACATCAAGGGCGTATTGTGTGCAGCGGTCTTGTGTTTCTCCTGCTTTTGCCATGCCTTAATTTGCATATTTCGCAAATTTGTTCTCCGGCTTTTGCTGTTGTGGTTTCGGTACGACCAAACGGCAGCGGGAGGAAACTGTCAGTCCGAAATCTGATGCTCCTTGCCTACACTGTTTCATGCAGCGGTCTTGAATTATCATGAGACGTTCTCTTTCTCCGTTCACGACCTGTCTTGTACCGACCTGCACACGTTCTTTTTCGCCTGTGTCCGGATTTTCCCTCGTCTCATAGACTGGAACATCCTCCATCAATGGAGTTTCTCTGATTTGTTCCGTGATTTCGATGTACTGCGTTTGTGCAATGAGTAGCCTTGCCAATGCATCGCAATCAAGGTTTGAAATCAGTTTGATTTCGAGTAATTCTTTCGCAATCTTCCGGAATTGTTTCTTTTGTTCCGGTGTCAAATATGACGGAGGTCTCACTTTGTCGCATGGTGCTGTGACCTCGGCGTTTTTCCGTGCCTCAATTTCTGCTTTTGTGAGGTGTTTTCGCCCGTTCATTACAACCAAATCTGTGGGTTGTCTCTGTCCTGCCATGATGCAACAAACCTCCTTTCCGTCAGCATTTCAGTATTTTGTGTCACATTCTGACACCTCTTTCGGATATACCTTTCTACTGAAATTCCCGTGGGGAGTTTTCTCCAAGGAAAAAAGTGGGTGCGACTAAAAACGAATCGCACAAAACTTTTTTATATCCCCCTGCCTCTCGAAAGTGGTACTCAATCAGTGACCTCAACTGTTTTTGTGTTGCTCTCATACTTGCTTTGCTCTGCTTGTATAAAGCAGTGATTGTGTTGTGTGTCTTATGGTTGAGAGGTATGAGGTTGAACGGATTCAAACGCTGTTCCCAGTCGTCCTCAAGTTCAATGATATGGTGAACCGGATTGCATGTGAGCAACTCATGCTCGACATATAATGCGTATATATCTACGTTGTCATAGACCTCAATGATACGCTCTCGCATTGCCCGCCATTCCTTTGATACATAGAACTCTGCTGTTCTCTCGTCTCGCCGTGTGTTGTTATATATCATGTGTCTCGACTGCTGCCGTTGCTCACATTCCTCGCACATCTTCATTGACTGCGGAATCAACTTCCCACACCTGCATGATTTCAATAGCATCTGTGTTCTCCTCTCTTGCTGTGTTCTCCTGCTGTGTTATCCACAAGAGGCGGGCAGTTATGCACATGACTGTGTATATCCCACCCGCATATAACAGGAGGGCAAACAGGCAAGAAAAAAGCGACTGCATATCTGCAATCGCTCGTCTCAACTGTTCACGCTAACATATTATCACGTTTATTTTATCTTTTGTTCACCCACTTTTTACCCCTGTTTTCACCCTCATTTCACCCTGTTTTCACTCCGTTTTTATCATTTTCAATCGCTTTTGCACCGAATAACTTGATTGACAACCGCTGAATCATCACCCTGCACCACTTTTTCGGTGAGTTGCGTCCGCATCCTGTCTCCCTCACTATATCCTCGTATGACATGCCCTTTATATAGACCGCCTCAAGTGCATCGTATTTGTACCCCTCACCTGCTGCCTCTGCATCCTCTTTCAATGATGCAAGAGCCTTTTTCAGATGCTCGAATAGAATGATTGTCTCTGCCTTGCACTCTCTGATTGATTGGAGGAATGCTTTCTCTGCTGAAATGTTGTATTTGCCTATATCCGGCACTTGTGAGGTCTCCGACACCGCATCTTTGATATATCGTTCCATTTCACGATAATTCTCAAGATATAGCAAGGTTTTGTCAATGACAGTCTGCTCCTTTTCCTCTTTCATGCTTTTTCCTCGCTTTCTGCTTTCTTCTCATAGGCAGACCGTGCATTTTACGCCAGTTATTCGTGTTTTGGCGATTTGTGCATCTTTGCGAATCGCACATTTTCATAATTGCCGTTTTTACCTGCTCCGCTGTGACACCCGTTTGCATGACTGCCTCGACGAACTGTTCTGCCGATGTTTCGACCTTGATTTCCGGTCTTTTATATTCCTTTTTTTCTGTAACGCCTTTGTTGACTGTCGCCCTGTCTGCTGCCTGTTCAATCATGTCCGAAATCTCATTTTCTGTCTTTCCGGCTTTTCTGAAATGCTCAATCACGTTTTTCACGATGCTCATAATTCCCATATTATCACGCTCCTCCTTTCCATTTACGCAAAAGGGAGTTGTTCGTCAACGCCGTCCGGAATACTCATGAACCCGTCACCTGCATCCGTATAACCCGCATTTTGCTCCTGTTCTCCTGCTGCTTTCTTACTTTCTGCAAATTCCTGTTCCTCAATCACAACATCGGTCGTATATATCTTTTGACCGTCTCTGTTGGTGTATGAACCTGTCTGAATCCTGCCCGTAATAGCAATTTTTGTTCCCTGCTTGAAATACTTCTCTGCAAATTCGCCGTTTTTGCCAAATGCAACGCAGGAAATGAAATCCGCTGACTGCTGCCCGTCTCTTGCACCTCTGCGGTCGACTGCCAGTGTGTAACGTGCCACGCACATGGATTCTTGTGAACTGTTCTGCTGTGTATATCTGACATTCGGGTCTCTTGTAAGTCGCCCCATCAATATAACTTTATTCATTCGCCGTTTCCTCCCGTTCTCTCTGCATCACATATTCATTTTGCATTTTCTGCAATCTGACAAGTCCTTTTTTGAACTCAAGGTCATCGCCATTCATGCAGACATCGAATATTTTCTCATAATCAACAATATGGGTCTTGATGAACTCTGCCTCTGCTGCCGTCCTGCTCTCATTGATAAACATTCCCTTGACTGCCTCTTTTATCATTTCGCAATGGGTCTTTTCCTCCTCCGTCTGTGGAGGTGTGCTTGCAACCAAACGGTCATAGGCGTTGTCAATCGCTCCTGCAATCAATTCTCTCCAACCTTTGCCCTTTTCCCCGATTAACTGGTTTTCAATGTCCTCGAATCGGTTTCCGTGTCCTGCTGCCACGATGCGGATGTCCTTTTTGCCCTTTGCTGCATTCAGAATCAAATCGTCATCGTATGCCTCCATGTAATAATCAAATTTCGCATCGAAATTCTCTCTCGGATTGATGATGATTTCCGGCTGACTGCTGCCCTCCGTCTTGATACTCACTCCGATGTATTTTGCATCCTTGATTTTCGCATTGATAAATTCTGCCTTTAATGTGCTTTTGTTCATGCTGCTCCTCCATTCACTAATCTGTTGAGTAACTGTTCATACATGGTCTTGTATGTGTCTCTTTCTGTCTGCAATCTGATTGTCTCCTCTGATGATGCCATTTTTGCGATTTTCTCATTTTTCTCTGTGTTGGCTGCTGCATACTGGTTGACCTGTTCAATCAGTTCTTTGCAGTCTTTTTCCATTTCCTCGATTTCTGTTTTGAGGTGGTCAATTTCCTCCTGTTGCTCTTTGATTGTCTCATTGTATTTCTTCGAGGTTTTCATGTTGCCGTCAAGCTGCAAGGAAATCATGAGAGCGATGTCGATGTTCTCCATCTCTTTGTCTGAACACTCCCCGATATACGTTCCGATGCGTTCTGTTGATACCGAATAGACCTGCTCACATAAAACGGTGCTTGGTCTGCCTGTTGACCTCACTGTTACATGTGTCGGGAGGTCTGTTTTCGGCTGCGTGGTCATATATACAACCTCAACGACATTGCTGTTCTCATTGTTCTTGTCATTGCTTACAACGACCGCCGGACGGTCGGAGTGCTGTTCGCTCCCGCTATACGACACCCCCCCTCTGCTGATATAGAACATTTCGCCTCTTTTGATGTTATTCATGTCTTTTCCTCCAATTCTTCAAACTGTATTTGATGATATATGCAAGCTGCATCAAATACGGGTGTCTCTGTTTATAACTCATTCTGTCTCCTCTGTGCCACGCCTAAACCGATAACGCACCAACCGTCTGACAGTCCGCTGCATGTGATGTCATCGTCTTTGCAGGTGATTCTCATGTCTGCCGTCTCTCCGGTTGCTTTACCTGCTACAAATACTACTAATTTGACGACATTTCCGACCTTGAATCCGTCGTCTTTTGTTATCATGTACGGTTTCCTATATTCTCCCGTGTATTCCTCGAATTTGTCCTGTGACACTCTGATTGTCTTTATTTCCTCCGGTGCTGTTGATGGGAGTTTCTGCATCTTCTCCTCCTGTTCCATCTCACGGAGTTTTTTCTTTGTCTCACGGTCGATTGCATCCTGTTCCTCTGAATACCTCTGTTCGTCGGTCTTGTATGCCTCTGCACGGTTCTTGTACTGGTCGCATGAGGTACATGTTCCGGTCTTAACATTGCAAGTCTCATATTCGGTGCAGGAATAACAGAGAGATGTGATTCCCTCCGGATGAGGTGTCTCATAATCGTCGCCCGCTCTTGCCTCCGGAGGATTCATGCCGTTTTCTTCCGTGTCGGATTCTGACACCTGCTGCCCTGCTGCTTTCGCCTCTTTCATGTCTTTCACTTCTTTGTGTGTCAGTTCTCCGGTCTCTGAAAATTTCCCCAGTGTCTCACGCTGTTCATCCTCCGTCATTCCGCTCAATTCATAAGCTGCGGAGAATGTGAGGCGTTCTTTCTTGAGTTCCTCTTTCCATTCCGGAATCAGATTGTTATTGATTGCCTCAATCTGTGCAATCTTTGTTTTGCTCACATGCAGCATTGAGGAAATCACATCCCTCAATCGTCCGGATTGCAGGTCATATCCCTTGATTTTCTTTCCTGCTGCTTTCATACGCTCAAGAGATGCCTTGAGGCGTGTTTCCTCCTCAATCATGTCGGAAATGGTCTTTGAACGGTATGAGTTGGCGATGATAATTTCAACCAGTTCCTCGTCATCGTCCTGTGGTGTGGTCAATTTACTGGTTGCAAGTTCAAAATCTTTATACCCCTTTGATACGAGGTATTTGAGAGCCTCCCACCGTCTTTCACCTGCGACGATTCTGTATTCGCCTTTTTCGCACGGTGCATATACAAGTTCGAGGTTCTGTTTCAAACCGGACAGGAGGATGTCTCCTGCCAGTTCTTCGATGTCTGCAACACTATAAAAATTCATGTCGTTGCGGTACATCTTGAAAATTGAAATGTCCTTTGTGCGGAATCTTGCTCTCGGAGATTCGTCAATCCCTGCTTTGCTGTTCTTGTTGAGTGCGTCTTTCACGCTGAATCCTGCTGCCATCTGTTCACCCTCCTGTCATTACTCTGTGAGTTTCTGTTTTTTTGTCTCGGTACGTTCGACGTTGATTTCGCCCTTGCTGTTCTGCGAAATAGAGGCTTTCACGCCTCCACGGAGGTTCAACGTGACCTTTGCCAGTCCTCCGGTGTAAATTTCCTCAACTGCTGCCTTGAGAATCTTCACAATTCCCTCTCCGCATCTTTTGTCCGGTGTTGCTGCCTCTCCGAACAATACAGCGACGTTCTGCATCGCCTTTTCTTTTCTCTGTTTCTCTTTCTGATACTCAACCGCATCTGTGCAGTTACATGTCATTGTTGCCTGTTCCTCTGCCTGTGCTGCTGTCAGTTCTTCGTCTGCCTCAATCTGCGTCATTTGACCGCAGAATCTGCATTTTGCTGTTTTCACGATGTTTCCCATGTGCTTAATCCTCCGCATTTATTTTCTCTATTCTCAACATGTATGTGAGATATAATTTTCCGTCTCGTCTGAACCCTTTGCATCTGCTGCAATATTCATTCGCATCCATTCTCATTATTGCAATGGGATTGTTTCTTTTTGGGATGTCTACCGTCACAAGTGCCTCTCCCCATCTTTCGGTTTTTATGTTTGTTTTGACATTGAAATCAGTGCCTCCGACTTTTTTCATGAATTTATCTGCATCCGCATATAATTTCGCCCAATCATGTTCTTTCATGTCCTACCCCTCCATTTCCTTGAGTAACTCATGCACAACGCATCTGTAATCTTGAGACACGATTCCACGCTTTGAAAATTTCGGGAGTGGTATCATTGCCGTTGTTGATTTCTCTGCAACAATGGAACGGCGAACCGGAGTGACAAACATGTCAAATCCGGAATCTGCTTTCAGCCACTCCTCAACCTCAAGAGAGGTCTTGTTTTTCTGTCGCATGGTCATAAGTGCCTTGATTCTCAAATCCGGATTGATGTCTCTCAAGTCCTCAATCTGCTCCTCAAGGTTCTGCAATGCCTCGATTTCATATCCTCCAACCTTTACGGGTGCAATGATTAACTCTGCCGATATGAGGATATTGATGACCACCATGTCAAGCAGTCGACCACAATCACAAATGCAATAATCGTATGCGTCTGCTACCTCCTCCAACGCCTCACGCAATCGTGTGACTTGATTGTCCTCTGACTTGAGCAGCAAATTCATGTCCGTTTTCATGAGATAGCCGTTCGCCGGAATGATGTCAACGTGTGAGTATTCCGTCGGGCGAATCAAATCACCCGTTTTGTATGTACCGCCGACACATTCATGTTTCTCAAGCAGCTCACTCATTCCGATTCCGTCCGGTTCAAATACCCCGAACGTCTTTGATGTATCGCCCTGCGGGTCTCCGTCTAACACAAGCACTCTCTTTCCCTGCTCCTCGCCCAACATATAGGCGATTGAATCGGATGTCGTCGTTTTTCCGATTCCTCCCTTTGGTGACATTACTGCAATAATTCTCATGTTGTTTCCTCCTGTTATCCTGTTATATTTTTTAGTCCATAAATTCGGACGCTATATCGACCGCAACTGCTGCCACGAATAAAATCACCGCAAGAAATACCATCGCAAGCATGACAACCGCTGCAATACCTAACGCAATCAATACTTTCATCGCTTTTCTCCTCAATTCTTGATTTTCCCGTCCTTGAGGATGCTGTTGTTCGGGATGCTCATGTTCAGATTTCTCTCCATGTGTACCGCATCCGACAAATTCAGATATTCCTCAATGACCTTGATTGCCTCCTCTGCTGAATAGCAGGTTGCAACAAAATGTCCGGCTGCTGCCATATCCGCAAGGAACTCTTTTTGCGTGTCCTGCTGTCTGTTGTTCCCGAATTTCATTTCAACGAATAACCCGCAGTATGAGCCTTTCGGATATGGGAGGCACAAATCAGAAACACCCGCTTTGACACCCATCTGTTTGAATTTGACTGCCTCCTGCTTGTTTCGACTTCCTCCGTTTGGTACATGGAACAACCACTTTAATTCCGGATAACGGTTCATGTTCCATCCCGCCCATGACACGACGTTGATTTGCTCCGTGTCCTCACTTCTCTTTGCATATCTCATGTTCATTCGCTTTCGCCTCCTCTTTGCACATGTCATAATATTCGCAGAACAGACATACATGTTTGCAGTCCTTGACCTTGAGCATGTGTCTGATTCTTTCAATGATTTCTCCCGCCCTCACCTGTCCTGCTCCTCCATTTCTAAAATCATATAGGCATGAATAAAAATGGTTTTCTTTTTCCTGCCGAACTCGTCACGCCCTCCGGACTGCTCCTGCATCCCTGCGATGCTTTTCTTTGCCTCCCACCATCGGCGGGTCTTTCCCTCTCTCGGAATCGGCTTAAAATACACCTTGACCGTGCTTTTCGTGATTGCAAACTGTTCTCTGCTGATTTGCAGGATGTCATCGAATCCCGCTGCCTTGACTGCTGCCTCGGCTTTTCTGAAATATCTGTCTTTTGATTCCGGTTGCCAGTCAAAACTCATTTCCCGACCACCTCCTCAATCTCTTTCGTCCTCTGCATGATTGCACTGTTGTATGAATAGACATACACGCCATTGCTCCACAAATGTTCCCTCGCACCCTTTTCACCGTAGTTATACGCTGCAAGTGCATCCTGCACCGTGCCGTATTTCTTGAGCAGGTATGAGAGGAAATCAATCCCGACCCTCACATTTTGATATGGGTTCATGAGGTCGGTGCAGTTCAACCGTTTCATCCGGTCAGTGTGCCATTTCTCATATATCTGCATATATCCCTTTGACTGCCCGCCGTCTCCGACCTTGTCAAATTCATATCCGGATTCATGCTCAATGATTGCCAGTACAAGGGCATAGGGAACGTCATTTTGCTTGCATAGACATCTTGTGTATATCTGCATTTTCTCCGGAAAATAGCCTTTATCCGCATACTGTTCCGGTAACTTATAAAGCACGAATCCCTCAAGGTCATCGCTCCCCCAGTCCTCGGACATACCATCGAAAACCTTGTATTTGCTTTCGGTCTCCTCTGCTGTCTGCACGATTGTTTCCGGATTCTGTACCACTTCCGCATGTGTCGTCTCCGGCTGCTCCTCCTCGGTCTGCTCCGGCTCTTTGATATTCACTATCATCAAGCACAACACCGTCATCAATACCGCAATCATTGTCAAATGGAACGCATCACGTCGTCCTGCATGTCTTGCCCGTCTTTTCCGTCTTTTCACTTTGTAGCCTCCTTTTCCTCATTCGTGCATGTATGTAAAACATGCAGTTAAAATCGTTATAGTACACATTTGCGTTCGTGAAATCCATGTCCGGATACCACTTTTTTAATATCTCCGGTATTGAATCCCTATCTTTGACCATACCGTCAACAAATGACCCTATTTTTTTATAGCTGCCTCCTGCTGCCGGACGTTTGGAGTGTACGACCTTGATTCGTGGGTCTCTCAATCCCTGCGAACTGTTCCATCTCTTTTCCGACGGAACACGGTTCTTTTCTTCAACGATGTAATTCGCCATACCGGACAAACCGTTTTCGTCTGTCTGCAACCTGCGAACCTCATTCCTGCTTGACTGTTTCCAACAGGATTCAACCGTCTCCATGTCTAAAGCACCATCCATGACGATGTGATGATGCCATCTGATTTCCGCATCCGGATTGTATGCGGTCACATAGACATATTTTGCGTTCGGGAGACCTCTCTTTTTCCTCTGATAGTTGATGCGTCGGATGTACTTTTGCACATTCTTGATTGCTGCATCAACATCCCCATCCGGCGGGAGGTGTGCGTCATCATAGGTCAATGTCATCCAAATATCACGGTCGCTGAAATTCTCGTTGATTAACCTCTCAACGTATTTCCTTGCGTTCTTGTCATTCAGATTCTTTTGAGCCTTGTTGTTGTCTTTCTTGATTGTCCTCCCCTCCGGAGGTACTTCATCCATACTCCGGAACTGCGGATATATCTCAATTTCAAACTGGTCTCCTGCTGTTATCTCTTTGAGTGCATATATCACTTTCTTTCGATGTTGGAACAGGTTCTCAATGAACCATTCGTGCATGTCCTCCATCGCTTTGTTATATGCTGCCTCATAATCATACGGGATAAACTGCATCCCTCTTTTTCTTGCCATCTGACACAATCCTCCTGTTATGTTTTCGTAGACTTGTTAGTATCTATTACAAGGACGACAAAACCTCCGAAAACCCTTTGTTTTCCCGACCTTTCCGGTCGTTTTTGAGTTGCTTTTTCGTGTCAGATTTGATATAATATTCTTAGTTTGAAACATATCAATCGACACCGATTGACACACGGATGACCGTTCGCAGCGGTCATCCGTTTTTTTGTCTTTATGCTGCTTTTTCTTTCTTTGAGACGCTCACGGTGATTTTCACCTGCTCACGTTCAGAAATGATTCTCGCTAATGTCTCATAAAATTTCTTGATGTTCTGTTCACTCACCTGCTGCACCTCCAATCTATTAAAAAGGCTCTTGCCTGTTGTTTTCGTGTTCGGTTAGGCGGTCGTTGCAACCGCCTCTTTCTGTTCCCATCTGCGACGCTCCTCGACTTTTCCTGCTGCCTTGCCCTCTGCGTATGCAGACATGACCATGATTGCCATTGATTTTCCCTCAAGGTCGGAAATATTCATGAATCTTTCTGCCATGTTCTCGATTGCCGTCTTTTTCTCGTTTCTCGTCATGATTCAACACCTCCTCTGTTGATAGTGTTTTATGTGATTTCCTGCACTGGTGGTTCTCTCGGTCTCTGCATCCCGTCCACCTGCTTTCCGGCTATGTCTACCGTGTTATGACTTTTCACCTTAAAAAATCATTGAAAACCTGTTGACCAACCGTGAACCTTTTAGCAAGTCCACCCGCTGCCATGTTTCCCACGGTATCGCTGACGCTGTCTCTCGGCTTGCCATCGTCAGAGCGTCGGTCGCCATCCGGACGCTGACGGGGCGACTGTTGCCCCGTTTCGGCT